TCACTCCGTCGAGGTGCCAGCGCCCGTCATGGGCGGAAAGTCTGCGTCGGACCAGTCGAAGTGGGACCAAATTGGCCGGTCGACATAGGGGCACAGAATGCAGTACCCCTCCTCACGCCCGACACCAACAGCCAAGTCAGCAGCGGCAAAGGGTTCTGAGAGCAGGCAAAGCCTGCGCCCAAAAGAAGCGATCAGGCCCTGGCCATCTGTCTCCCCGGAGATGTCGGCCAGTTCCCTGCCAGTATAGGCAGACCAGAGTCCTTCCGACCAGCCGCGAAGGCTGGCGTTGCGTGAGGAGTCCAGCCCGCCAGACCACAGAAATGGCCGAAGGTCATACTCCGACACATACACACGCCAGAGTCGGCAACGCGCCGGTTCGACGTCGGCGCAGATGAGAGAAATTTTTTTAAGGTCTGCCTCAGATGGAATAGAGTCAAATCGCAGCTGGTACGCCGCCCAGTTTTCACCTTCGCCATCTTCTTCAATCTCCGCGGTGTACCCGTGCAGAGCCAGGGCACGGCGCATGGCCTCTGGCGTACCCTTGATGCGGTGCCAGGGGATAGAATCCAAAACAAAAGCGCGCAGCTGTTCGTTTGTTTTGGCGGCGTCGCGGAAGTCCACGTGCCACTGCCACGCAAGCTGCTCCAGCTCCTCAGTAGAAAGGTCCTTCAGTCCTCCCCGGGCCTCTGTCAGCCTTCTGAGCGGCGCCAGCATGCCGGCGGGGTCCTGCTCTTCCAGGCGTCCGTAGATAAGAAGATTCGGAACTGCCCGGACGATAGTCTGCAGGAACGGGGAGATCGCATCAGCTGCGGCAGCCATCTGGCTGTCACTGCGGATACTCTCTGGAACAAGCTGGCGGAAGACGAGGTCATGAAGATGACAGCTCATTCTTCTTCGAGGCCTCCGTACGTGAGGGTGACAGTTCCCTCTCTGGCAATTTCATTTTCCTTGAGCACAGTGTATACGGGAGAACGAACGACAACGCGCCTTGCTCCCGCCTGCTCCATCAGACTGATGAGCCTGGTCGGAAGAATGTCGCGTCCGGGCTTGGAGCGCTGCCAGAGGATATAGGATTCCACGGCAGAGGTGACAGCGCTGCTAATCGTCGCGAGCAGAGCTTCGTCCGCTTTTGACAGGAACCATGTTACATCCAAATCATAAAAAACACCATCCGGAGCCTGCACAATTACCGTGTCAGTGAGCGGCCTTACGTCATCGGCAGACAGTTTCTGGCGGACGGCTTCCAGAACATCTTCAGAGGGAAGTTCTCCCCCTTCCAGTACAGGTCGCACATCAACGGTGCCCGGCGTCGGGCAGGACACGGAGACGTCAGCGATATCCTGAGACACACCCATAGCCAGGGCTCTGTACATGCCGGCAGGCCCGGCGCACGTGTACGCCTCAGGGGATTCCTGGATGCGCTGACGGTAATGGGCGTCTGTCTCCACGTCCGCACCAAGCATGGTTGTAGTCGTATTCTCGACCGAAGCCACATAGGCGACAGGGTCCACCAGCACACAGATCTGTCCCGCAACGAACCCGTTAGCATCGCTTCCGGCTGCCTGCGCTGAAGCGGTGACTTCTCCGGATAGAGCCCCCGCCTGAATGACTACGGATTTGTCTGTCGCAAAAATCGTTTTCCCGTCAGCCGTTGCGGCCTTGGTTCCCGCGGGGATTTCGACGTCAAAATCAAGCTCTTCCTGCAGCGTGAATCGAAGCGTGCTCGACGCGCTCGAGGCGCCAAGACGCCGGGTGCCTGTCATAAGGCCTATGGCGTCCAGATGTTCTCCCGAGGCGAACTGGAGCAGGTTCGCTTTGCCCGCCATGTCGATGATGGAATTCTGGAGAGCAAGGACGTATGCTAGGGATTCCAGGAAGAGGCGCACGGGGTCGCCGGGGTACAGTGTCGTTTTCGCGATGGTTTCATAGGAAGTCAGGACGCTTTTCTCAACAGCCTCAACCGAAAGTTCTGCAAACGAAAGACTCACAGTTCAACGCCCTCCCTGAGTGAAAAACGGACGACAGTGCGCACAATGCCCTGCATATGCTGCTCTTCCGTCAGCGACTCAAATGTCACGGAAGCGACTGACACGCGGGGCTCGTACTTCTCAATGGCGTCAATCAGGCTGGCAGCCAGGTGAGCCGTCTTTCCCGGCGCCGGGGAATCAATCATTTCTCCGTCATTGGCGAATCCCCGGTCCAGAGGCACGGAGTACGTCAGCGTGCGCAGTATGGTACGCAGGCACTGGCGGACGGAATCCATCCCTGCAGCGCCTATGATTACAGGAGAATCATCCAGAGTCAGGACTTCACTGCTTTGTGACATCGCTGTTCTCCATGGGCATCCAGTACCAGCTCTTCATCCTGAGCGATAAATCTATACCGGACGGAGCAAGCCAGCCGGCGTCATTCGTCAGTGTGGGCGAGAGCCGCTGGCTGATTGAGGTGATGACCACCCTGCCCCAGTTCTGGCCGCACAAGGTAAGACGGAGTACGTCACCCCTGCGCATATGCGAGAGAAGCTGAATCTTAACATCATCGGGTTCTCTCTCCATGAGCTGGCGGGAGAGGCGCACGTCCAGGCTGATTTCCGGCGTTTCCGGCCCAAGCCATTCCATGACCGGGTAGCTTCCGAAAACGTTATGCTCTTCGTACCTCATCCGGCTGTCTGCAGAAATATTCTGCGGCACGAGAACATTCATGGTTCCCGCTTCAAAAACGATATCACCGAGAGTTCCAACTTCCATGGCTACCCTCCGACAGGCTCACCGGTATCGGGATGTGTATGGTGCCTGAGCGAAACGGAGCCGGCGGAAATATCGTCGTCAGGGGCCTTGATTCCCCCGTCCCTCACTGTGATATTCCCGCTCACCAGAGCACTTCCGGGGTTGCCGTCTTCGTCAGTCATAATCACTGCCCCGGCCAGCTCGATGAACGGCGCTTTGAGTTTGATGTCTGTTTCCGAAGAAACGGAGACAGCGCCTTTCGCCTCAACACTGACATTGCCGTTCACCTTAGCGGTCAGCGTATGGGCCTTTCTGTCGTACCAGAGTTCCGTGCCGTCTTCGTATCTGCTGTAGGCGACCTGCTGTTCCTGACCGGGGGCGGGAACTGCCTGGGAATAAGGAGCGCCAAGGTACGCCCCCTGCTCCTCCCCCTGCCCGGACTCCAGGACAAGAGCAGTCTCGCCGATGTCTGGCAGCTTGATTTCCTGGTCCCGCAGAACGCGGCGCTGGAGCGTCTGATAGCTGTTCGTGTTGAGCTCGTCGGCGTCGTTCAGCTGAATCTGCGCTTCGCCGTCCTTAGTCCCTGTCACCCTGCCATATCGCATGGAGACGTAGTTTCGGGATTCCAGACGGGCTACACGGGCTTCGAGGTCAGCAAGGTTAAACATGAGCGGCCCCCCAAAAAGATTAAGTCCCTCCCTACCTGAGAAAAAAACCACCTACAAAAGCGAATAAATAAAGCGGGAATCCAAGAGTAAAAAACGTCACCACCGCCAGCCAGACGCCAACCTTGAGACAAGGTTTTACAGCCCATAGCACCAAAAAAACAATTTCTATAATATCCGGTATCGCATAAAGCCAAAAAAATTGAAGATTGAAAGCTGGATGCCTCATCCAGTACCTGCAGAAAAGTTCTGGTATGGGTATCTGCAAATCCTCCCAAATAAACGGCCCTGCAAAGGGAATTAACAGAAAAAGAGCAAGCGGCAGGGAAATGATTTTCAAGACATGGCGATAATCTACGCTCATAAATATAGTTCATAGATCCTCTCGCGAAAGTTTTCAACCTGATGAAGGACCGTAAACACATAAAAATCCCCACCGAAATCGTTCTTTGCCCTAAATTGTCGAAAAACTCCGTTGTTTAAGTAGATTCCATCTCCTAAAGGATTTTTAGAAAAATGTAATTTCTGGCAGTTCCAGCTGCCCAGCCCTATAATTTTTTCCTTCAGCCAACCGTCATCTTCAAACTGAAAGGCATCATAGGCGTAAACCGCGCACTTCTGCATGTGGATACGGTGCCTTCCATCAGGCAATGGCTCAACATACCCGCCAGCGAGTGCCCGCAATGTAAATCCGCCCATACATGCTTCCAGGCCGTCAACATCTCTCACTGACAGGCTAATGTCTGAACCGGGGATTGGACATCCCTGATGGTAAAACTCGCCCCATCCTGGCCAGTCAATCTGGGTGAAATCGAATTTCTCTATCTGGCTGGTGATATACCCATGCCTCTTGAGAATTTTTCCGAGGCTCTCAAATGCGGCGGCATTTGTGACGTCATTAGAAATGTTGTCCTCAGGCCCTTTATTGATGGTCAGTTTTTGATACAAATTCTTTGCTCTTTCAAACTGCATCAGCCAGTCCCAATCCAGCCACATCGGTGTGCTGCCTGAAGGGCCAATCCGTGTCTTGTGCCCTATCCACCGCTCAAACATGGTTTTAAGATAAAGCCACCCCTGACGATCCTTTTCAGAGGCCTGCTTCTCCGCCATGGCTTCAGCTATATCTGGCAGACAGAGGATTGTTTTTTCTGCATCAGAAAGTTCTTCCCCTCTGCTTTTCCTGATGCAGAACACCGCATTGGAGAACATCTGCTCCCATGAAGATAGCTCGACGTCCGTGTTTTTATTTTTAGGCTCAGCCTGCTGAGCTGCCACGCCGCTTCTGCTTGTCACCTCCACGCTCTTCGCTACCAGCACCCTGTCTTCTCTGCTCCTGCATTTCGAGAGTTCGAGGGAAGTCGTGTAGCCGCTGGAAGAAAATTTGTGCGTGGCTTTCTTGACAAGAAAGTTCCCCGCAAAGACTCCGAAGCCAGTCAGGGAAATGACCTGGCCGGCATACAGCTTCGGATAGCCCAGAATGTCGATTGAACAGGTGTTTTCCTTTTCGTTCTTCTCCTGAAGCTTCGCTTTGGCCTTTCGGGCAGCATCCGCGGGGCTCTCGGTCCTGCTGTCGAGAGTAATGCTCTTGTCGGCGTCATCGGGCTCTTCGCCAGAGCGGTCTGCTTCCACTATGGCCGTGTGCGTCTTGCCCTGCTTCGGGTCCGTGTAAACGGACTTCGCCTCCGTGTAGCCGGTATCAGAGCTCGAGGTTTTGAAGCTCCAGCTGGTAGGGGAATACATGCTTCCCTTCATGGGGATGGCCAGAACAGCCTCCTGCATTTCAGCCTTGCGGCCGTCACGAATGACGAGTTTCCCGTCATGCACCTTGCAGTGGAAGCCGTTTTCCCGGCACTGCCTGTTCAGGAAGCCGAGGTCACTGTCACTGCGCTGGTCCTTCCGCTCAAAGCTGCAGGGGTCGCCATCATACTGGAGTTCAAGATTATGCTCCTGCGCAATCTGATCGGCGATAGCCCGGAAGGAAGAGTTCTTCCAGGCGCGGTTCTTCCGGCTATCCCGGAGTCCTGTCGTCATGGCTGAAGTCAGGGCCTTAATACGGACCTGCGTGGGCGGGCCGGAGTACTCTATCTCATCGATGGTGAACTCGCCGCACAAAAGCTTCAGGTCCTTCCCGGGTTCTTCCCAGCTTTTGCAGACGGCCGTGCATTTCACTTTCGTTCCCCTGGAGGGCCTCCAGTCGCTGCACCAATGGCCGTCGCGGTCGTGCAGCGTAAACTGCAGATCGTCCGCTTCGCCGTCGGCGCTGTCCGTGTATGTCAGCTCTTTCAGGTACGGGGTCGTGTAGTCTGTGGCATCATGCCCGCCAATCCAGAGTTTAATCTCAAAACGTCTTGCCCTTTCTTCAGTCATTACTCACCCACCCCGGAAGGACTTCGGCAGCAACAGGAACTTCCGCTTCAGGGACAGTCAGATCAACACCGGCAGGGAAGAACACGACATCGGCATATCCGGGATTGGCGTCGATAAGTTCTCGGGCCATACTTTCCCTGCCCCAGATACGATAGGCCGCCGCGTCAAACGTATCGTCCTGGATAGTCCGGTACAGATTAGTTTCCAGCAGCGGCATACATCTTCCTCACCTGGTCATTGACTATGTTGGAAATCATGTTCTGCAGGTCGTTCTGATGGGCTTTCACCACATTCATCACGCCATTGGCAAAGTCTGCGGCAGGCATCCCGTTGATGGTGAACTGGAAGGTGGCCGCATTATTCACGACAGGGGCCTGTGCTGGCGCAGCTTTGGGTGCCGGAGCGGCAGCAGGTGCGCTTTGAAGAGCCGGCAGAGAGGCCGGTTCTTTCGCAGAAGCCGGCTGCGGGGCAAGAGCCTTCGGCTGCGCCCTGAGCCCTGCAGGCCTGGGCGGCCCGTACATATCCGGCGTGGGGTGAGCTTTCGCATACTCTGCCTGAATACGGTTGAACTCTCCGGCCGAAGTCCCTGCTGTTCCCGAAGCCGCGGCCTGCTTCTTCGCCTCTATTTCGGCCGCTGCCTGACGCCATTTGGTGTCTTCGGACTCAGCAACCTTCTCTTCAGGGCCGGAAACGATGTCGCTGATTCCCTTCATGGCCTTAGTGAAATGCCCTGAGACCCATTCGCGAATTCCCTTCACAGCATCGGAATTCCAGGCTTCGGAAGCGCTCTCCGAGAAGTCGTCCCACATGGAACCAAAGCTTTCCCCAATTTCCTTTATGTCAGCAAGCATCCCGTCCATGACAGTTCTCGCAGTCTCAGAATTGTTGTAAAGGACGACAAGGCCGCCGGCCACAAGGGCAAGGCCTGCAGTGACCGGGTTGAAAGCGGCCGGTCCAAAACTCAGCAATCCTCTGAGCCCTCCAGTCAGCGCAGTAGAACCGGCCGCTGCTGTTGCCGCGGATCTGCCTATGGATGGCAGGAGCATACTGAGCGCAGAAAGCCCAGGCTTCACAGCCCAAAACGCCATCTGGGATGCCAGAACGGCAGTTTTAAGACCTATGAAACCCGCAGCCGCCATGGCGAGTCCCTGCACAAGCTGAGGGTGCTGCTTAACAAAATCGCCGACTGCCCGGACGGCACCGGTCAGCCCCTGCACAATCTCACGGAGAGCCGGGGCAACTGTGTCGTACAGCGAAATGGCGACTCCCTCATACGCCGAATTCAGCCCCTTGAGGTCGCCAGACAGGTTGTTGGTTTGTTCAGTGGCGACTTTCGCCGCATAGCCCTGCTCATAGAGACTGGCAGACATGGACTGAATCGAGCCATCTGCTGCGGCCTTCATCAGGATAAGGCCTTTGGCGAAATGCTCCTGGCCGAACAGGGCTTTGGCCATAGCGATTCGCTGTGCCTCTCCCATGTTCCGCAT